TCAGCCCGGAAAGGCAGGGTACAGGGGTCAGTTAGATCGCCTTGGTCTTGATCAACAGGGCGCTGCACAACTAGAAGTTTACAGCAAAGGCACTGCACACGGCACAGCAATTGCTAATGCAATCCTCAGTGGAGAAGGCGTTACAGAGGAGATGATCTCTGCAGTTGGCAATGATCGCGTAATTCTTGAGACTACTAACGGCGGATATCTTCTTAACGGAAATTTCCACTACGGCACAGGCACCGCTGGCGGTGGTTATATGGAAGACCTAGATGCTATTGCTATGAGCATGTTTTCCGCAAATAACACGCTTAATTTATCACAAGCCAAAGTATTCGCTAGTAGCTGGAGAAATTCAGCAAAAAGCATGTCCGGATTTTCGGGGCGTAATGCTACAACGCAGGAACTTATTGCAAATCTTCAGTCTTTCCAGCAGAAGGCTAGTGACTACGCTTCTAGCCTATCCTCGCAAAAAGAAGAAGCGATTCAATCAAAAGCTAGCACCTTCCTAGACAGTATTATAGCTGGGAAATACAAAAATACGGTAATGGATGAAATCAGACAAGACGTTGAAGAAAAGGGACAAACAACCACCGAAGACGTAGATCGCCTCATTGCAGAAGAGCAAAGAATTGAGGATCAAATGGCCGATGACATTGCAGAATCATACTCCGACTTTGACGAAGATGATTTTGATTTTGGTTATTCCGGATTTGCAGAAGGTGGCGAGGTTCCCACCGACGACTTTGATGCTTTGATTGCAGGCAACGAAATGATCCAGTCAGAAGGGGACGAGTCCGGGTTCGTAGGCCGACCACCCTCGCAAGTCACTGATGCAGAGTCAGTCGCTGATGACAAAGAAATGGTAGCCAAGGAAGAGGGCATGGTCCTCAATGCTGAAGCTGTCAAGCTTGCAGGCGAACAAGACGTAGCTGCTATGATGAAAGAGGCAGACGACTACCTTCGCAAGAACGGGGAAGAGGTAGAGGACACACGTGAGTCCACCAACATTCGTATCTCTGAAGGTGAAGTATATATCTCTCCGCGTCACGCTGACGTAATCGGCAGGTCGCGTCTGCGTAAGATTAATGATCGGGGCGTACCCAAAACAGAAAAGAAGCTGCAAAAAGCAGCCAAGGGCGGACGTATTGGTTACGCAGAGGGTGATGAAGTACAGGGCTTCATAGATCAGCCGGGAGAGATAGCTGACACAGGTGATGCTCCCCGGATGAAAGCAGAGATTCCGCAGGGAGATATCGATCTCTTCAAGCAGTTTGCCGCTATAAAAGGTCAGCCTAAACGTGCAGCCGTCGAAGGCTTAATTGATAATCTGTCAGACGTAGGCAAGCTGGCCCTGCTTATAGTCACAGAAACCACAGCCCTAGCTGATCCACTGGAGAGTATGGAAGCAGTCGGACAGGTGGCTGTGAATAGAATGAATACAAACGATCCGGATTTTGACGATGTAGATTCTATCGTTGACGTTCTCAAGCAGCGTAGCAATCGCGGAACCGGATCAAAGATGTTTCAGTTTGACGGCCTAGAGCCTAGTACGGTTAAGGCACGAGCCAAAGACCTTACTGGAAACGTAGGACCGATGGCGCTCGACAAGATATATAGCGCTGCACAAAACGTAATTGATATGAATCCTCGACTGGGTGGCGATAATGTAGACGGCAGAGAACCGGCTATCCCACTCAGCGTCCTATACTACAAGAAGCCGGGATCAACAGGCGGCAACTTTATGGACGAAAGACACTTTTTTGAACCCTACACTACAATCGGCGGACATCAGTTCTACAACGTGAACTTTGAATTCCCCGGCAAGGCTAGTGGAAGGATCAGATACAAATAGTCGGCTACCCGTTATAACGGCCCCGACACAACCGGAGCGGCTACCCACAGCCAAGTGGCCCCGCGAGTGAGGTAAAACAAATGGCGAAACGAGTAAGAGGCCATCGTGCCAACAAGCCCAACGATTCTTTCGGAACAGTTAACAACGACAAATTGTATCGCGGAAAGCATCGTGAAGAGGTCGATAAAGACGATGACGATGAAGAAGAGCAACTAGAAGCTGACGCGGACACCGACGAGGAGTCGGCTACTCCACAAGAAGCACCTAGTGAATCATTTGCAAGTGCGGATGAATCTCAAGGCTCTGACGAATTCAAAAAGCGTTACGACGATCTCAAGCGTCACTATGATAGTAAATTGCAAGAGTGGCGAGGTAAAGAAGAGGACTATATCGCACGATTAGCTTCCTCAACTGTACATCGTCCTACTGATGATTTTCCTTCAGACGGGTTAAACTTGGACAACTTCAAGCAACAATACCCGGACATGTATGACGCTATCCATAAAATATCTTCCTCGCAAGCTGAAGCACGAGTGAAAGATATGGAAGCTGAATTAGGATCAATTAAAGAGCGCGAAAAAAAGCTTGAAAAGCAAAAAGCGTATCAAGAATTGCTCCGTCTTCAGCCCGACTTTGAAGAACTAAAGAGTAGTGAAGACTTCACCTCTTGGTTGCAGGATCAACCCAGTACCATTTCGGACGGAGTGTACAACAACGCTACGGACGCACGGTGGGCAGCTAGGGTGGTTGATCTGTACAAAGCGGATAAGGGCTTGACAAAGAAACCAACTCGTTCCCGCAAGAAAGAAGATGCAGCACTGTCTGTTTCTACTCCTGCCGCAAAGCAGGTAGCGACGACTGTGGGGGACAAGCGAGTTTGGAAAGCTTCAGAAATAGGCAAAATGAAGCCGTGGGAATTCGAAAAGGCGGAAGCCGAATTAGATGCCGCACGAGCGGAAGGCCGAATTGACTACAACTCTTAATCCACCTCTTAGGAAGGAATGACTAAAATGGCTTTTAATAGCGCGTCAGGTCACAATAACCTGCCTTCCGGTAACTTTACACCGGAAATATTTAGCCAAAAAGTTCTCAAATTCTTCCGTCGCGCTTCGGTTGCAGAAGATATTACGAATACCGACTATGCTGGCGAAATCGAGAACTTTGGCGACACCGTTCGCATCATCAAGGAGCCGACAATTACCGTCTCCTCGTATGCGCGTGGTTCAGTTGTAAACCCGCAAGACCTTGCTGACGATCAGATCACTATGGTGGTCGATCAAGCAAATGCTTTTGCATTTAAGATTGACGACATTGAAGAGCGTCAGTCGCACGTCAACTTCGAAGCCCTTGCTACTTCTTCGGGTGCATACTCGCTGAAGCGTAAGTATGACGGCAATATCCTCACCGCGATGTTCGACGGTGCGGGTATCTCTTCAGAGTCTAGCCCATCTGTACAGCAAGTCACTGGACTTGGTACGGTTGGTTCGCCTCTGACTTCGCAGACTGGCGACAACCTCGTCAACATCATGCTCAAGATGGCACGTGCCCTTGACGATCAGTCGGTTCCGGAAGAGAACCGTTGGTTCGTTGCTGGCCCAGCCTTCTACGAGACACTGTTTGGCGCAGGTGCCAAGTTCGCAGAAGTACAGGTCACTGGCGACGGCACTTCGCCGCTGCGTAACGGCCTCGTCATGCAGGGCAACATTGCTGGTTTTGCTTGCTATAAGTCAACCGCAATGAATGCTGCTGGCACTGATACCGTAGACATAACTGGTCTTGGCGCGGGTGAATTCCCGATCCTTGCTGGTCATATGTCTGCTTGTGCAACCGCTTCGCATATCGCGAAGACCGAAGTTGTACGTTCGACTGAAACCTTTAGCGATATCGTTCGTGGTCTGCATGTGTTTGGACGTAAAGTCCTTCGCCCGGAGTCTCTCGTTCGTTCCGTTATCACACTGTAAGGGAGGCATAGATGGCTACTTATACCGTAACTGGCGCTGTCGCAGGCGTCCCTCTTGGCATTAAGCCGCAGATCGTAGAAGTCGTTCTTGACTTCTCGTCTACTAGCCTCACTACTTCGGACTCCGTTGAGGTTTTCGAAATGAAGGCAAACACTCTCGTCCTTATGGCGGGTGTGGAAGTCCTCACTGTAGCATCGACTGGTTCGCCTGTCCTTGACCTTGGTGATGACGCAGACGACGATCTCTACGTTGCTGCTCTTGACGGCACTGCTGCCGGTCACGAGATCAACAACGCAGCCGGTACTGCAAAGCTGTACACCGCTGCCGACACCATCGATCTGATTGCCAATTCGGCAACCTTCGACGGTAAGGTACGCGTGTTCGCAGTGATTGCAGAAATGGGCACTGCTGAGACAGCGGCTACGTTCGCTTAACAAACTTGTCAGGGGGGTGTGTTGCCCCCTTGACACTCTTTTAACTGCATGCTATAAGCAGGAACCTCTGCCGGGAAAGTAACAGGAGTCCTGCATGAATTACATCACTAGCAATGTGCCCTATTTCAAAGCGTGGGTACGCAGAGAATATACAACCAATCACGACAGATATCATGGTGAATTTTTACACGCTATGGTGATTGGTGTAACAACGCTACCGATGCGAACAATGTCTTTCCAAGTATTGTTCACGGGATGCGAAGAAGAAGATAATGTACATGGCGGAGCAATGTGGGCACGAATGCCACTCACCGCTTTAGTTGGGGACACACCCTTAGATGACTGGCCAAAACCTCTACCTACTTATTTGGCACAGCCGTGGGACTGTCAGTCACATCACCACGCAGTATATGTCCTCGACAGGGCCACACCAAGTCCGTGGCTTGCAAAGATTGATGGGGAGTTCTACCCCGCAAAGTATTACTTCACCGTTGACTACACTGGAACAGAAGTAGCCGACGATCCTGCACAGCACAAACAGAGTCATGTGCTTGAATTACTCGACGCAGGAGAATATACGGGCAATATAGTAGCCCTTCCGAATAACCGGGTACGGGTCACAAACCCTGCTTGGTTTGTAACGGGTGACGGTCCGCCGGACTTTACACCTAGTCAGTGGGTACACCACTCTAAACAAGACCCTAACTATGTAAGTGATACGTCTAGGGTATTCGATAATCTTTACGCGGAGAGCGATTATGAAGAAGATGATGAAGAGTAAAGGCATGGCTCGTGGCGGACGCATGAAGTCGAAGGGCATGGCTAAAGGTGGTCGTATGGCCATGAAGTCAAAAGGCTACGCAAAAGGTGGCAAGACGAAATCAAAGGGTGCAGCGAAGGGTGGTAAGAAGCCTGCAATGACCCTTGCACAAATTCGTGCTGCTGCGAAAGCAAAAGGTTATAAAATCGTAAAGGCATAACTATGGCCCGCAAACAGGACAAAATGCCCGCCCGCAACAAGAAGAACTTTCGGTCTACGAAATCGGGGGCGGGGATGACTAAGGCCGGGGTGGCAGCGTATCGTCGCAAGAACCCCGGTTCTAAGTTGAAAACGGCAGTGACAGGGAAAGTGAAACCCGGCAGTGCAGCAGCAAAGCGGCGTAAGTCGTTCTGTGCGCGTTCTGCAGGGCAGATGAAAAAGTTCCCGAAGGCAGCAAAAGACCCGAACAGCCGTCTTCGTCAAGCACGGAAGAGGTGGAAATGCTAAATCTACTGATTGGTCCGATCTCTCAGCTAGCTGGTACATGGCTGGAGGGCAAGGTCGAAAAGACAAAGGCCGAAACAGGGGCAAAGGTTGCACGA